GTGAACAAGCCCATCCCGGACGTCCTCAGCGCGAGGTCGATGCTCGGCGTCGTCACCCGGCGCAAGGAGAGCACGTCCGAACAGGTGCGCCGCGCCCGCTGCGACCTGAACGCCGCCGTAATCGCGAGCCACATCACCGACCGGACGCAGAAGGGCGGCATCACTGCCGCCGCTGCCATCGCGCTGAAGTCGCTGATCGACATGGCGGTGACCCGATGACTGCCACTGCCGACAAGGCCCGCGCGACGGTCCTGGCCCTCGCCCAAGCCTCAGCGAAGTTGGCTACTGCCGAGAGGCATGGCGATGGCCCCGCCGTCGCCGCTGCCGAGGAGCACGTCGTCGCGCTCCGCCACGAGATCAACGCGCAGGTACTCACCAAGGAGATCCTGTACCGGATCGACAGGGGTGGCCTCGCCGCCGCCGACCTCCCCGCCCTCATGACACTCCTGGCCTCGGCGGTGACCGAATGAGCACCGACCTCGTACTCGCTACCGTCACCTGGATCTTCTGGATGTCCGCCTGGGCGGTGTCGCGATGAGCACCGCCGCGACCAACACCTGCGCCCGCTGCCACGCGCTCGTCGTGATCAGCGCGACCGACGTCGAGAACCTGGCCGCGCTCCCCTGGGTCTCGGGCAATGAGAACGCGCTCGACCTCGTGCTGGCGAACGTCGTTTGCGACGACTGCTCGTCCTGGTACGACGCCGAGGTCTGGCACCGCACTGAGGACATCGAGTACGCGCTCGCGAAGGAGACGCAGGAGGCGCTCGATGACCTCATCTGAACCGTCCTTGTGGGAGCGAATCAGGGAGGCCCGCGAAAACGGCACCGTCAGCGCGCGCGTGATCGCCGAAGCCCGGCTGCTCCTGGACGAGACGCGGGCCAGTTCCGACGCGCGGCTCTCGGCACTCGCCGCGGAGGTGATCCCGACCGCCGCCCCGGACCACTTGGTCCGCGAGGCCCTGGTCCAGATCCAGATCCGTGAGGAGGCGAAGCGGCGCTACGCGGAGGCCGTCAAGCCGCCCATGGAGCCGTTCGACCTCGGCACGCTGGAGGACCTGCTCGCCCGCCCCGCGCCTCCGAAGGACCGGATCGCCGGTCTCATCCCGTGGGAGGCGGGAACGTCCATCGTCGCCCAACGCAAGACGGGAAAGACGACGTTCACGCTCAACTTGGCGCGGTCGCTCATCACGGGCGACCGGTTCCTCGACCGGGACGTCCGCAAGATCGACGGCAACGTCGGCGTCCTCAACTTCGAGGTCAGCGGCGCTCAGTTCGGTCAGTGGGCTGGTGACGTAGGCGTGCAGCACGACCGCATGGTCGTCGCCAACCTGCGAGGCCGGGCCAACCCGTTCACCCATCCCGACCACCTGGAGTCACTGGCCGCTGCGCTGCGGAAGCACGAGGTGGAGACGCTCCTCGTGGACCCGTTCGGCCGGGCGTTCGCGGGCACCGACCAGAACAGCAACTCCGAGGTCGGGCGGTGGCTACAGGAACTGGACCGGTTCGCTCGGGAGATGGTCGGCGCGCTGGACCTCGTGCTGGTTGTCCACGCGGGCTGGAAGGACTCGGGCCGGTCCCGTGGTGCGTCGGCGCTGGAGGACTGGCCGGACTCGATCATCACACTCACCCGTGGGCGCAACGACGTCCGGCAGGTATCGGCTGACGGGCGCGACGTCGAGATGGAGCCGTCAGAGCTGATCTACGACACCGACACCCGGACCCTCTCGCTGGGCGGCCAGGTCACCCCGAGCGGTGGTGACGAGGACCTGCTCGCCGCCGTGGTGGACCTGGTCAACCTGGAGGACTACGAGCCCGTCAAGGTCGGGGACATGGAGCAGGCCGTGCGCGACACGGCGGGCCTCCGAGTGCCCAAGGGCGGGCTCAAGAAGGCCCTCGCGCTGGGCGAGCAGCGCGGACTCCTGGCCGTCCAGGCCGGTGCCCGCAACGCGAAGTTCATTCACCGTGGCGGGCCGTCGTACGACTTCGGGCCGCTGGGCTAGGTGTGGGGACTCGGGTGTGGGGACTCATCAGGGTAAAAGCCCAGGTCAGATGACGTATCCCCACAGTTCCCCACAGTCCCCACACCAGCACCCACACCCAGTCCCCACAGTCCCCCGCCCCCTTAGGGGGACTGGGGACAGGGGACTCGGCACACCAACATCACGTTCGTAAGGAGAAGCAGATGCCGAAGGGCAGAGCAGCATCGCTCCCCGCCAAGGGCTCCACCATCGCGTGGAGGGGGGCCGCCGTGGCGAAGGCCAGGGCGTACATGAAGGGGGGCACCTCCTGGCCTACCCCCTGCGGCCAGTGTGGGCGGGGGGTGTCCCTGGACCAAGACTGGGTCGTCGGCCACATCAAGGCGCGGGCGACTCACCCGCAACTGACGTGGGACGCGGCGAACTGGCGGATCGAGCATCGCAAGTGCAGCGACCGGACGGGTCAGTCGGTTGTGATCGAGAAGGCGAAGATCGCGGGAGCGCGGCAGGCTCACGCGCAGACGTCCTCTCGTCCGTCGTCTCGTCCGACAGTGACAACGACGACGACAAATGGACGCGCTACTCACGCGAAGACATCCGAGCGTGAGGAATTTCCCTCGTCAGAAGGCTCCCGGCAGGCGCCGCCCCTGCTTTTGCATACATACGACGAGCCGTCCCCAGACGAAGCCAACGTCGCCCTCCTCTGGGACAGTCACGACCTGTCGGCCTACGCCTGGCTCCAGGACCTGGCCGTGGTCCCCGAGAACGCGAGCCCGCCGAGGTACATGACGCCGGTCCCGCACGACGCCGTCTGCTCCTACGGCTGGGAGGGCTGCGAGCACATGCCTCCGGGCGGACTCCCGCTGACCCCGTGGGCGCGCGACCGCATGGACGTCGCGCTCCGCTGGTGGCAGGACCTGTCCCTCCGGCGTCAGTTGGAGCACCGCGCGGACGGGAGCCTCTGCTTCCGCAAGAAGGTCGAGTCAGGTCCGCGTCGCGCCGGGAAGTCGGTCGGCCTGCGGACGTGCGCGCTCTGGAGGATGGAGCACGGCGAGGCGCTGTTCGGTGAGGTCCAGACCGTGATCCACACCGGCTCGGACATGGCTATCTGCCGGGAGATCCAGCGGGCGGCCCGCCCGTGGGCAGGCGGCCAGGGGTGGACCGTGGCGAAGGGCATGGGCACCGAGATGATCGAGACGCCCGGTGGCGACCGTTGGCTGGTCCGGTCGCAGGAAGCCGTCTACGGATACGACGTCACGCTGGGCCTCGGTGACGAGTGCTGGAACGTCAAGCCCGACACGATCAACGAAGGTCTCGAGCCCTCGATGCTCGAGCGCCGGAACCCGCAGATGATCCTCACCAGCACGGCGCACCGCCGCGCGACCAGTCTGATGCGAGCCGAGCTGACATCCGCGCTGGGGATGCACGACGCCCGCACGCTCCTGCTCCTCTGGGGAGCGTCGAAAGACGACGACCCTGGCGACCCTGACATCTGGCGGCGCGCGAGTCCTCACTGGACGGAGGAGCGCCGCCAGATGATCGCGGCGAAGTACGAGGCCGCGCTCGCCGGCGAGGAGGACCCGGAGTTTGACGACCCGGACCCGATGCGCGGCTTCCAGGCGCAGTACCTCAACGTCTGGTCCATCGCGGAGCCACGCCTGATCGGGAACCCGGTCATCGACGCGGACCCGTGGGCAGCGCTCGGGGTCGATACCCCGGCTCGGCCCGCCGACTCGGTCGCGGTGGAGGCGTGGTTCTCCGACGGCGTCGCCGTCGCCCGCGCCTGGAACCTCGGCAACGGGAAGGTCGTCGTGTCAGTCCACGACAGCCCCGACCTGGAAGCCGCCGCCGATTACGTCGCCACGCTAGGCCACCGGAAGCCCGTCCTGGTCGGGCAGACGCTGGCCGACAACGCCGCATGGAAGCGGGCCAAGGTCCGCGTGAGTGGCGTAGGCACGGCCAGCCGCACCAGCGTCGGGGAACTCATGCGGGCACTTCAGGCGGACACACTCCGGCACGACCGCACGCCACTCCTGACAGAGCAAGTGCTCGCCATCCGTACCAGCCGGGGCGTCGACGGCCCGCGCATCCGCAGCACCGGACGGCTCGACGCGGTGAAGGCCGCGATGTGGGCGGCGCAGGAGGCGTCGGTGAAGGTCACGCGCTACGTGGGGCCGAGCCGGTTCCGGCGCACCTCCTGAGGAGCCGTAGCGGGCCGGGGCAGGCAACTACCCCGGCCCGCCGCCCTGCGACCGCTCAGAGACGGCCTCGCGCGCCCTGATGATGTGAATGGGCACAGCGCCCGAGCACGCGGCAGTCAACGTATTCTAATCACCTAGTCAAGTTCCGGTAAAATGGAACGTATGGGCAGGTTCGCTGATTGGCTCTTCGCTAAGGCTCCCGAACCCGTCGTCAAGTTTGACGCGATTAGTGGCGACGACATTCCGCCCTCCTTCTTCGGGCTCGCGACCTACGACGACCCGGTCGCCCCCGCCTGCAAGGTGGGCCGCCGCTCCGCGATCCAGGTCCCCGCCGTAAAGCGCGGGCGCGACATGGTCCCTGGCGTGCTGGGCACACTCCCCGTCGATCTCCTGAACGCGGAGAACCAGGTCGTTCAGACGACTCTGCTGGAGCAGCCCGAGGCCGGCATCCCACGCTCTGTGACGCTCATCCGCACGTTCGAGGACATGTGGTTCGAGGGCGTCGCCTGGTGGCAGGTCACCGAGTACGGCTGGCACGGCTACCCGACGCGCGTGAAGCGGCTCGACCCGACGACCGTCACGGTCAAGCAGGACGGCAAGGTCTACACGACGGGCGCGGGCAACTCCGGCGTCTCTTGGGACTGGGTCCCCGACGCGGACCTGATCCGCTTCGACGGCCCAAACGACGGCGTCCTGGTGGCCGGTGCGCGAGCGATCCGCACGGCTCTGCGGCTGGACTCCTCCGCATCGAAGTACGCGGACGGGAACCAGCCCCTCGACTACTTCACACCGAAGGACGGGTACGACCCGGAGCAGGACGACCTGGACGAGTTCATGGGCGACTGGGACGCTGCCCGGTCGCAGCACGCCACGGGCTACGTCCCGTCGTGGGTGGACTACAAAACGGCGGGCTGGAACCCCCAGCAACTTCAGCTCGCGGAGGCCCGCCAACACGCCGCGCTGGAACTCGCCCGCGCGATGGGCCTCGGCCCTGAGGACCTCGGCATCCCGGTGCCGACGAACACCTACTTCAACGCCTTCGACCGGAAGCAGCACCGGCTCCAGAACACGCTCCGCGCGTTCATCGTGGCGTTCGAGGACCGGCTGTCCATGAACGACGTAACGCCGCGCGGCTACCGCGTCCGCCTCAACCTCGGGGACCTGCTCCGCTCGGACGACCAGACCCGCATGACGGTCGCGTCGCAGGGCATGTACTCGAAGGTCCTCAGCCCGGACGAGGCCCGCCGCTACTTCGACCCGACGGCGACCTCCTTGGAGCCGCTGACCGCCCCTGCCCCGGACGGCACGCCCGACCCGGCAGGCAACACAACTCCAGCCCAGGAGGCAAAGTGAGCGACTACCTGACGACCGCATCCGTCCTGTTCTCCGTGGACGTGGAGCAGCGGACCATCGAGGGCCTACTCCTCCCGTTCGGCGTCGTTGGCGCGAACGGCCAAGGGAAGTTCCTGTTCGACGCGAAGACCGAGGCCGTGCTCCCCAAGGACGTGAGCCGCTTCAAGTTGAATCTGGACCACGGCTCGACCTACGTGGCGCACGCGCTGGAACTGTCCGCGACGGACCAGGGCCTCCGGGCCAAGTTCAAGGTCGCCCGTGGTCCCGAGGGCGACCGGGCGCTGTCGCTCGCGGAGGACGGTGTCTACGACGGCCTGTCCGCCGAACTCTCGGGCGACTCCAAGTTCACCAACCGCAACGGCGTCATGTACGGCACGCGCGCGGTCATCAAGGGCGCTGCCCTCACCCCCATCCCGGCGTTCGACGACGCGCGGGTCACAAGTGTGGCGGCGTCCGCCGCCACAGAAGGAAAGGAGCCCGACATGGGCGACACCCCCACTGAGGTCGAGGCTCCGGATGCTCTCGACTTCACCGCGCTGGGCGCGAAGGTCGATGACCTCGCGACCAAGTTCGCGGAGATCACTCTCCCGCCACGGGAGGAGGTCCCGGCTGGTCACACGTTCTCCGTGACCGAGCCCCTGCCCTACCGCTTCGACGGCCAGGCGGGCGAGCACGAGTTCTCGACCGACCTGTTCGCCGCGACGATCCACCGGAATGGCGAGGCCGCCGAGCGCCTCCAGAAGTTCCTCAACGACGTCAACTTCGCCGCCGTGGACTCGGGCGACGTCACCGGCCTCAACCCGAGCCGCTACCGCCCCGACCTCTACGTCGATCAGGCGGTGAAGGCGACCCCGGTCACCGACGCCATCTCGATGGGCGGCCTCACCGACGCGACCCCGTTCGTCGTTCCAAAGTTCTCGTCCTCGTCCGGTGAGGTCGCCGACCACACCGAAGGCACCGAGCCCAGCGGCGCGGCGTTCACCGCCACGAGCCAGACGGTCACCCCGACTGCCGTGTCGGGTCTTGCCGAGGTCACCCGTGAGGTCGTGGACGCGGGCGGCAACCCGCAGGTGTCCGCGCTCCTCTGGACGCAGATGACCCGTGCCTACGCCAACGCGATCGAGATGAAGGCTGCGGCCTTCCTCAACGGCCTGACGCTCACGGAACTCGGGACCGCCGTGGTCGCCGGGGACACCCTCTCGGGTGTGGCCGCGAAGGTCGAGGCGGCGCTCGCCGGGCTCGTCTTCGTCGACGGCGGCGAGTACTTCACGCGGGCGCTGGCCTCGTCGGGCCTCTACGGGGACCTGACCACGGTCACGGACTCGACGGGTCGCCGCCTGTACCCCCAGATCGCCCCGACCAACGCCAACGGCACCACGGCCGACAAGTACCGCCGCGTCAACGTCGGAGGCTACGACCTCATCCCGGCTGGCTCGCTCGGCACGACGGCCAAGAAGTCGTACGTGTTCGACCCGGCCTTCGGCGGCATCTGGCACTCCGGAGCGACCCGCATCGCGCTGCCGGAGACGGTCGCGCTCGGTCTGCGGTTCGGCATCTGGGGCTACCAGGCCACGGCGGCGCTCGACACCAGCAAGATCCGGAAGATCACCTGGATCGCGCACGCCTGAGCCCCCTGAACCAGCGGGGGTCAGGTTTCCAGTCCCTGGCCCCCGCTGCACCACTCGGAAAGGAGTGACTACCGATGCCCACGGCACCCAACCTGGACGACGTCAAGGCGTACCTGGGCGAAGACCACTCCTGGACCGACGACGAGATCGAGAACGCGCTGGCATCCGAGATGGTCGCCCAGGCCCACGTCGTCAACGTCCCTGCGGACGCCGACTACCCGGATGACCTCACCACCGCCCTCTGCCGACGCACCGTGCGAGCCCTGAACATGAAGGCCAACCCGCTCGGGTACGTGTTCGGCGTGGAGGGGGACGCGTCTTTCATCTCGGCCAACGACTCCGAGATCAAGCGGCTGGAAGCGCCCTACCGGAAGCGGAGGGTCGTCCGATGACGGCCCGCGCTGACATCGCCGCCGCGCTCAGCAGCGTCGAGGGCGTGAACGTCACCGACTACTACCGCCAGAGCCTGAAGACCGGAGACGGTTTCATGCGCCTGGCAGTCAGGAACCGCCCGGACAACGGCTTCGGGTGGATCGACACCTACGAGGCCTGGATCGCCTTGCCCCAGGCGGAAGCCGACGCGGAGAGGTGGCTCGAAGCCAACCTCTCCTCGCTCTGCAACGCCGCCAGCACCGTCGCAATCGTGACGAGTGCTACCCCCTCCGAACTCGCTCTGTCGGCCTCTGCGGTCGTCAGCGGCGTGATCATCGCCTGCTCAGTGGCCATCTAGGAAGGAACCCCCATGAGCGCCTCTCCCCTCGGTACACGGTCGCTGAAGTTGCAGATCGGCGACACCGAATTCAACACCGATGTCAGCAACGTCCGCATCACCTCGCAGGAGTCCGACAGCGACTTCGTCTCGTTCGCGGACGCGGCGGCGGGCGGTGCCCGCGAGTACCGCCTCGTCTGCACCGCGACGCAGGACCCCGCCGACCCGGACTCCATCTGGAACATGGTCTGGACTCAGGCTGGCGAGGACGCCGAGGTCACGCTCGACCCCTACGGCGGCGGCGAGCCCAGCCCGACCAACCCGATCATCGAGGGCACCGTGGTCATCTCGGAGCCGGACGGCGACCTGCTCGGCGGCGAGGCCAACGCCTCGACCACGGCCAAGTTCACGTTCGACATCGAGTGGACCTTCAAGGCCAAGCCGGACCTCATCACAGGGGCCTGACGTGGGCACGACTCCGCTGAACGCTCGGTCGCTCACACTCACTGTGGGCGGGTACGAGTACGCGGGCGAGGTCTCCGGCCTCCGCATCGTGACGGCGGAGTCGGGCGACCTGCCCCTCGTGGCTGGCCCCTACGACGAGAGCGACTACGCCCTCGCCGCTACGGCGGTGCAGGACGTGGCCGACCCGACGAGCCTCTGGCGCGCGGCATGGGAGCGCGGCGGCGAACGTGCCGCCGTCGTCATCTACCCCTACGGCGACAGCGGCGTCCGCATCGAGGGCGAGGTGTTCATCAAGCCCGTGGTCGGTGACGCCTTCGGCGGTGACGCCAACCCCAGCGCCTCGGGTCGGTTCACGTTCGACCTGGAGTGGCCCTTCACGGGACGCCCGCAGATCGGGGAGGAGTAGCCATGCCTGTTGAGGTCGAGGGGATGCGCAAGGCCCTCCGCGAGATGGAGAAACTCGGCGTCGACGTGGAAGACATGAAGGACGTCTTCTCCGGCATCGCCACCGAGGCGGCGCGCGTCATGGAGGGGCTCGCCCCGAGCAAGTCCGGCGCGCTCCGCGCGTCGATCCGTGGCAACCGGGCCAAGAACAAGGCCGTGGTCCGCATCGGCAAGGCGAGGGTCCCCTACGCCGGACCGATCAACTACGGCTGGCCCAAGCGCAACATCCGCCCCGCCAACTTCACGGCTCGCACCGACGCCGTGATGGAGGAGAAGGCGGAGGACATGCTCCTCGACGGCATCGAGGGGCTCATCAAGAGATTCGAGACTGGAGACTGAAATGAGCAACACGGAAATGACCGCCGAGGACTTCTTCAAGTCCATCACCGGCTTCGATGAGATCGCGATCCAGAAGGCGTTCGGCGCGTCGTTCGTGGACCTCCGCAACGACCAGTTCCGGTTCCTCCGGGCGCTGGTGTTCGTGGACCTGCGACGCGACGGCAAGAAGGACGCCGATGCCTACACCGAGGTCATGGGCTTGGGCATCGGCGCGGTGGACGGCTGGTTCGCTGACGTGGAGGCGGAGGTCTTCCCCGAGGAGCCGGTGACGGACCAGGGAAAAGCCGCCGCGCCCGCGAGCTGAGGGCGCGACAGAAGGCGGAGTGGCTCGTGTACTACGGACTCCAGCCAAGCGAGTTCGAGGCGCTGACCTACCTCGAGCGGGAGCAGATTCAGGACGTAGCCGCACGACGTAGGAGGCGATGATGGCAGGGCGCACACTGAACTTCGCGATCACCGCCGACGCCAAGGACTTCTCCAAGGCGGTCGGCGGCGCGAAGGGCGACCTCGGGAACCTGGGCACTGAGGCCGACAAGGCGTCCAGGAAGATCGACGGCATCGGCGACAGCGTCGCGGAGAACGCCGACACGGTCGCCTCCAAGGGTTCGCAGATCGGCGGCGCGCTCAGCGGCATCGGTGACGTGCTGAGCAACTCCACGAACCCCGCGCTGAAGACGATGGGTGCCAGCATGGTCGGCGTGGGGGCTGGCATCCAGTTCCTGGCCGACTCCGGCGACCTCGTCAACGGCGTGGTCGAGACGTTCAAGAACTTCGAGATCGTGCAGAAGGCTCAGTCCCTCGCGACGAAGGTGGCGACCGGCGTCCAGGCGGCATTCAACGCCGTCATGGCCGCCAACCCCATCGCGCTCATCGTGCTGGCCGTGGCGGCGCTCGTCGCTGGCCTCGTCCTGTTCTTCACGAAGACGGAGGCTGGTCAGAAGATTTGGCAGGCGTTCACCGACTTCCTCGGCACGGCGGTGGACAAGATCAAGACGTTCTTCACCGAGACCATCCCGACCGCCTTCCAGAAGGTCAGTGACAAGGCCACCGAGGTCAAGGACTGGATCGTCACGAAGTTCACCGCAGCGGTGGACTGGCTGAAGGGGCTGCCCGGACGGATCGTGACCGCCGTTGGCGACCTATTCGGCACCATCAAGGACAAGGCGGTCGCGGCCAAGGACTGGGTCGTGGAGAAGTTCCTCGCGCTGGTGACGTGGTACGTGTCCCTGCCCGGCCGGATCGCTCGTGCGGTCGGTGACCTGTTCTCGGCTGTCAAGGACAAGGCGGTCGCCGCCAAGGACTGGGTCACGGACAAGTTCCAGAGCGTCATCGACTGGTTCAAGAAGGCTCCGAGCAAGATCGCCAGCGCGGCGAGCGGCATGTGGGACGGGGTTGGGGACGCGTTCAAGGGGACGATCAACAAGGTCATCGGCTGGTGGAACAACTTCTCCGTCAGCCTCACCGTCCCGAGCAACGCGCTCACAAACGCCATCGGGATCGGCGGCAAGGGCTTCACGATCAACACACCGAATATCCCGTACCTGGCGAACGGCGGCATCACGTCCGGCCCGACGCTGGCGATGATCGGTGACAACCCTGGCGGGCGCGAGGCCGTCATCCCGCTGGACAAGTACGACCTCGGCGGCGGCATCACGCGGGAGGACCTGAAGGAGTTCGCGCGCGTGATCGTGGAGGGCATCGTCAACGGCTACGACAAGAGCGTGGACGACATGGTCCGAGGCTTCGAGAACGGCACCGTCCGGCAGATCAACCGCGCGACGGCACATCAGAACATGAGGGTGGCGGCGACCTACGGAGTGCGCGGACGATGAAGCCCGGTTGCTTCGAGTGTCGGACGTGTGCCATCACGGTCGCCATTCATCAGATGGACGCACACCTGGCATCAAAGAGCCACGCCTGGCACCTCTGGAAAGCGCACGGACGCCCGCACAAGAAGGAAGCGTGCGAGGTCTGCGGGGTGGTCTTCGCGCCCAACGGCATGGCGCTTCACCGGGAAGCCAGCGGGCACGGAGCCGGGGTTCCGCCACGCTTCCGCTGCGACGCCTGCGGCCACCTGTCGGGCGACCTGGACGCAGCCGAGCGGCATCGTCGCTACCTCGGGCACCTCCTCTACTCCGAGAAGGGCGTGAGCGAGATCTGGTATTACGACCTCCCCAACGAGGCCGCCTTGTTCGCGGACTCGTAAACGTCCACGAGCGGCTCCGAGGCGCGCGGCAGGCCCAACCGCACCGGCCCACCGCCGTACGGCTCCGAGGGGTCTTCTCAGGCGGCGCTCGCGGGGTCGTGCGGGTACTGCACCAGCCCCGGTGCCCAGGCGTACTCCAGCCGCTCGCGGCGCTTGTCGTCGGTCGTGCGGCCCCGGGAGCCTCGGCGGACCGTCACCGACACCAGGGCGTCACCGATGATTGCGCGGCGCTCGGCGTCGTCGGTGGCCGCCGCCCAGTCATCCTCGAAGAAGCCCACCGGCTCCGACTCGTACCGGACCTGACCGGGCGCGGCCTCCGCGGTGGCCTTCAGCTCTTGCAGCGCGTCGATTTGGTCGAGCAGGTCTAGCCGCCGCTCACGGTCGCTCGCGCTGGCGATCTGCCGCCCGAGTTCGGTCAGGCGCACCTCGATCTCGGGGAGCATAGCGCCCGGCCCATCGAAGACCTTCTCCATCGGACGCCAGCGCGCCTGGCCGCTGGCCCGCGCGAGGAAGTCCTCCACCACGATGTGCTCGAAGTTGATCATGGCTTGGTGGCACTCGGGGCACGAGTACATCGTGTTCCCGTTCCGGACGCCCCGGTACATCCGCACCGGCTCTTCGTGCTCGCCGCAGAGCACCAGCCCGGACAGCACGCCGGAGGACTTGGCCGCGAGCGCCCTGGGGAGGTTCTTGCCCTCCTGCGGCGCATCGAGCGCGGCCAGCATTGCCCGCCAGCGCGCCACGGGCATGACGGCCAGATCGTCGCGGACCACGGGGAGGTCGTTCTCGCCTAGGAGCACTCCGTCACCCCGGCGCTTGGAGTCACGGCCTGGGTTGAACGGCACCATGCCAGCCACGAGCGGATGCCGGAGCAGACGCTCAACGGTCGCGTGGCCCCAGGCCGTCCCGGCACCAGAGGGGGTCGGTACCGACGCGTCTGAGAGCCACCTCGCGGTGCTGTAGATGCTGCGACCGGCCAACGTGCGGGCCACCATCTCCTCGACGTAGCCGATGCGCTCAGGGTCCTTGGCGATCACCATGCCCGGCCCGTCGGGGTTGGGGACGTTGCGCCAGCCAAAGGGCACGCCACCCCCGACGGAGCGCCCATTCAGGAGCAGGTGTGTCCGGGCCGCCGCCACGCGGGCGCTGATCGCCTCCGCCTCCATCTGTGCGAAGCCTGCGAGCACTCCCGCGACGATCTGGCCGATGGTCGTACTCATGTCCAGGTTGTCCGCCACCGACGCCAGCGAGCGACCTCGAGCGTCGAGTACTTCGTACGCTTTCCAGAAGTCCGTGATGCGCCGGGCCAGGCGGTCGACCTTCCAGACGAGGACCAAGTCGTAGGGCTCAGCGCTGGCGAGCAGCGCCTTCCATCCGGCGCGCTCCGCGGGCTTGTTCTTGGAAGCGCTCACGCCGTCGTCTACGAAGGGCTCCGCCACGACCTCCCAGCCGCGCGCCTCCGCGTACTTCTGACACGACTCGATCTGACGCGAGATGCTGACGGACTGTTCGTTGCTGACGGACAGCCGCGCGTAGATGACGCAACGCATGGGGACCCTCCTGGGCGCGTGCTGGCCCCTTGCCAGCGGCACCAGGGTACAGCGCAACGTGCTGGATGACACGCGCTTGCGTCGCACCCGACACCACGATGTTGAGCCCCGCGGCGACTGATGCGGCCAGGAAGTCCGCGGCCTGCTGCGTCATCGATCCCAGGTCCACGAGATCCTGCACGTGACGCGCACGAGCAATGTACTTGCGGATGTTCACGGCCCAATGGGCGCGAGTCACGTCAGGGATGACGGCGTGCAGGCGCTCGCCACCTGGCAACGTCGCATCCACGAACGGGCTCGACAAGTCGAGGCGGCGGCCAGAAACCTTGAGCATCTGCTCCACGAGGTCGCGTACCTGGGTGGCGGTCAGCATGGTGGTAGTTAGCTCCGCCTGGCCGTGGCGTGCGACGTAGACCTGCGAGGGTTCGTTGATCCATAATTCTTCTATCTCGGGGTCATCGAGGTACTGCTGCAGCGGGCCCAGCCCGGCCACGTTGTCGATCACTGACTTAGCAGTCCCCTCGCGGTCCATCAAAGGCAGGACCGCGCCGATCAATGCGCGTTGCTCCCAAGCCTCGAGCGCCTCATCAACCAGCCCACGCACCACCGCGAACTCACGAAGCGGATCCACGCCGCGGTCCCGAATCTGGTCGCGCACTTGCGACTCAATGTGGGCAGCGACGTCGACGGTCATGACATTTGACCTTAGGGGCACTCACAGAGACGCGCATCTTGAATTGTGGATAACCCCATCCGTGCACCGTCGCGGAGCGGTTAGTGCCTGGCGAGTTTGGCGACGCCCATGAACTTGCACACGCACCTAGATCGAACCACCGCCGAATCCGTTTACTCGCTGCAGCCTCACAAACGCTCCGGCGTCCAGCGACAACAATCCCAGGATTGCAGGGACACACCAACGCGACAGCTCGGTAACGGAACTGGGCAGGATAGGCCTTTGGCATGTTCAGGCTCCTCGTACTTGAGCCAAAACAACACTCTGCCAATGGTAACCAAACGATGGGACAGATCAAGTTGCCACCAAACCGTTCAGCAGACCCCCACCGATTGCATGTTTGAATAGCACGCGTTCGGTGTCGTAGCGCTTAGAAAACTCTTAAGCGAAACGCCACGGCAAGAAAAACCAATCGAGCCGACCGCGTTGGACGATTCCAGTTGCGCAGTGCCCTAGAGCGCTGTACGTTCATGGAGGGCTCGCACCTGTACGGAGTCCTCAAATTGGCGCCACTCTACAAGCCCCCAACCGGACAGAAAGCAAGGATTGTCTCTATGAGTCACCAAAAACGAACGGCCGTTCTAGCGGCGATGACGACCGTACCTTTTATAGTTGTTACCGCTCTTAGCGCATCAGCTAAGGAGCCCGTCTACGTTGATGAGCCCTCCACCGCCGTCACAGAAACCACACCTGGCTATATCGACTCCAGCTTCTTGGATGAAGTTGAAGACTTCGGGACACAGGTCGTTGCACCAGAAGATGGCGCGCAGTCAAATCTGCTCAACCCAACAAACGCTCAGAACCACGTGCTCACTTTTGAGCAGACGGGCCCAACCACTTTCGCCGCAGCGACCTCGCGGGCCGCAATTGGAACAGTTTTGAGCGGCTCTCGGAGTCAGCGGATGCCCACCACGTCAAGCAACTACGCTCGGGTGTCTTTTTCTACCGGGGTAACGCTGAATCGAACGTCTCTGCCTACCCGCGTTCAGTTCGATGGCGAATCACAGGTCTGCTTTTCTCTCCCCAGTAGCCCGAGTTCAGTGACAGTCACAAGCCGGTACACGGCGACTGGAGTCGCTCTATCGGCATCTGTCAGCGGCAGCGGTGCAACAGTCAGCGGCAGCACAACCACGAAGACCGCCACGACCAAAATGACCAAAAAGAATCCCGCCAAGAAGACCTGTATCAATACTGTGGACCGAGGCATATCATTCACTGGTGCCATCGTGTCCGCCAGAGAAGTGGTCGTTGGAGAAATTGTTTACAAAAACACCAAGTACACAATCCAGGTCGGAGATGAGTGAGCCGGCAGGCCGTGTAGGGCGCTCTCTCCTGCTAATAGGGCTCAGTTACCCGTTGCTCTCGGCCGGATTGCTACTTCTACTCGTGGGAACCAATTCGGCTGGCGTTACATTGACAATTTGTGGGACCTTCCTGATTGGCGTGACCGAGATACTCTTCTACCTCGATAGGACTCGGCCGCCCATGAACGACCGGCCCTAGGCTCCAACCGCTATTGCGGTCCTCGATTACGGGCCAGAAATCGTAAGAGACGGCGTAGCTCGGCGAGTGCCTGCCGGTCCGCTCGCCCTGTACCTGCGGGTCGCGGCATGGGCGTGGCCCGCAGGTACAGGGGCAGGGTTTAGCGATCGATTTGTGCGTGACGAGTCTTGATGCCAACCCCCTTCGCGTGTGAAAGTGTCGACGTTCGTCCTACCGTACTGGTTGCTTGTTGCGCCGGCTCAGCGCTGCTGAAGCCGGCACGCATCCGTGGGTGGAACACCTCGGTCCTCGAGCGCACCAGCGGTGCTAGCGCGCCACTCAGCCGAGTCATAGGCCTGCGAACCTTCGGCCCGCAACGCTTCACCGTCGCTTGAGACCCCCAGGGGCAGTATCGCTCGCGAGTGACTGCTGAATGATTCGGTGACAGTTTGACGTGCCCCCGGTTTGGCTTTGCCCGTGCGGGCGACCATCGTTGCCAGGATGCGCTCGGAGACACCAGACCCTAAACGCTTGGGTCACTCTTGTGAGAAGCCTCGCCACTAGAGTTGCTGCGATACAACGAGGGAACACCAACAATTTCGCCTCAATCACAAGAGACCTCTAGTCAACCGAGCCTGGCTCATTAATCCAGATTTCTTCGATCTCCGGATCATCGAGGTAGCGCTGCAACGGCCCCAGCCCGGCTACGTTGTCCATGACCGACTTCGCGGTGGACTCGCGGTCATGCACCGGAGCGACCGCACCGATCAAGGCCCGCTCGTCCCAGGCCTCGAGTGCCTCTTCCACTAGGTCACGAACCCTCGCTGCTTCTCGCAACGGGTCAACGCCGCGCTCGCGGATTTGGTCGCGCACCTGCGCCTCGATGGTCACGGCAGCTTCGGCGGTCATGACACCTGACACTAGAGGTAGTACCAAGGACTCGCATCTTGAGTTGTGGATAACCTCTTGCGTGCACAGTTACGAAGCACCTAGCGCCTGAGAGTTAGTCCCTGCACCATGCACCTGCACCCTGCCCGAACCACCGCCGAATCCGTCCACACGCTGCAGCCTCGCAGACGCTCAGGCATACAGCGACGACAACCCCAGTATCTCAGGTGCGCACCCACGCGACAGTTCGGAAAAGGAACTTAGCAGGATAAGCCATAGGCATGTTCAGAATTCTTGTACTCGAGCCAAAACAACACTCGGCCACTGGTAAACGAATGATGGGGAAGGTCAAGTTGCCACAAAACTATTCAGCAGACTCGAACGGAGGAGGCGTATGCCCGCGGCCGGGAAAACTCTCGCCGCGCATCGATAATTCCCCATGGCCGCTCCCCATCTTGAAGTGTCGGGCTACTTTCATCTGTAGCAGCGACGCAGACCTGCGAAGACATCCGAGCCACAACGCATTGGGAGAAGCAGAGAAATCTCTTGACAAGAACTGTAGACACCCTTTAGCGTCAGCATGAGTGTCGGCGACTGCCTACATTTTCGACCAACATTTTAGGCAGCATCCTATGGCAATAGGTTTGAGGCGAACCTGCGCAGTGATTGTCGCAACGTCGCTACTCTCCCTCACCTCGGCGAACGCCTGGGCTAGTGATGTTCGACCACCTTCTGACCTCGGTGGCGGAGGTCCGCAAAACCCGAACGGCGAAGTCTACGACGCGCAAGCGGCGGCAAAAGATCGCTTAGCTGAGGCTTGGATGCAGCAAAACGGCTTGTCCGTGATCTCCAGCAACGCCCTAGGAACGACGACCAAATCTGTTGCCACCGAATATGACACTCTTGCGAGGCAATATGAGGAGCAGTTCGGAGTTTCGGCGCCGGTGCCACCGGCGGAAAAGGTCAGTGCCAGAGGGGGCGTGGCTACCCTCAGCGCGGGAGTACCTTCGTCCCCACCACCAGTGAGCAAGTCGCTAGGCGTTTCATGGGTTCGCCAGCAAACGGGGTACTACTGCGGGCCCGCGACTGGATACATGATGTTGAAGTACAAGGGCATTACAAAGTCTCGAGCGAAATCGACCGATTCTCTAACTCAATCCAAGTTAGCCTCCAGTAGTTACATGAAGACGGACGCCAACGGTCAAACTTCTACCTGGAGCACGGGAGGGCACTTTTACATGGTGGAGGGGCTCAATAAGTGGAGATCAGGTAGCAGTACGGGCTACTACACCAACAAGGCTATCAACTCGAATTCCGGACTACAGACGCTATTTATATACTCCCTCTACGCAAACGAGTCCGTCGCAGTCTCTGCGATTGAGTACGAAGGTGGCGCCCACTACAACTCACACCCGAATCGTACAATCGGTCACTGGCTTGTCGGATACGGCTATAGCTCCAATGGCGCAACACTAAAGTTCAAGGATCCCGCGTCAGGACTGTCAGGGGGCTATGGCGGATCAGCGCAGAGTTTTCAACAGACCAGTTCATCGTTCTATAAGCATGCGGAAGGCCGAAACTCCATATGGTGA